AAGATGGCTGGTTCAGTTCTTCGTTCATAGCTTTGTAGTCTCTTTCATCCATTTTTCTTCGTATTAAAGTTTCGAGGTATTAATCAGCCACCTCGTTTAGCTGCAAAACGTTAACGGCAATAAAAAATACGTTCACTAAATTTCGTCATAGTCAATAACATATTGCTTCAATTCGTAATCGTGTTCCCATCTTTTTATGTCAACTATCTTTTCCCATTCACGAGTTCTATACTTAGAATCTTTCCAGTCAACCTCTTTTATTATTATTTGCTTTTGTGTTTTCATTCCGTTCTCTTTACTTTTCATAGCCAAACCGTTATAAAAATGTGCTTTTGATTGAAAACGCCTGTTATTCGTCACCCAACAGACTTATCAATTTAAAAAGGAAAATTATCGTCTTCTACTTCTGGCGATCCCGCTTGCTTTGGCTCTGCTTTTGTTACGTTCCCATCAGTCCAAAATACTTTTCCGTTACCTAGATAGTTACGGTTTGATTTCGCTTCGCGTTCCTCTTTGCTTTGCTCATGGTACGCGCTTACGTTTTGCCCCCATTGGTTTGTTTCATCCTGTACGCTTACCGTAAGGTTTAAGTACTTTCCGTTTGAAAGTTTGCTATTGTCAATTTTTGTTACGTCTATTGATAGACCCATTAAAGTTGCCATATTATTTGTTTTTAAGTTCCGAAATATACGCTTTAAACTGCTCATTGCAAAGCATATACTTCTCTATTATTTGCTTTTCTTTTTCTTCATCGCGTAGGATTTCAACGGTAGTAACGCGCTTTGTAACCTCAATATTGTCAACGTTATGCATTTCTGCATTTTCCCAGCCTATTAAATCTTCGGGAGTACTTACTAGGCAGTAATCAATATACGCTTTATCAACTCCGTAAAGCATCATGTACATTATAACTTGCCAATCGTACCCAGACTTTTTAACGGCTTTCTCTGCATCGTCTAAAAAGAAAGGGAACGTGTCAATACTCCAGCTGCTTTTTATATCTCGTACATGGTCATCCGCTAATATGTCGCATTCTCCTGTGAAGCCTTCTGTGTTGATTCGTTTATCATACTTTTTGTAGTCTGTGAATAAAACAGAGTTCAGTAGATCAATCGACTTTTGTTCGACCAAAATACCCTTATCCATGTATTTATTTGATATGTCTTTGCGGTGTCCTATTATCGCTTCGACAGCTTTCTCTTTTAACCATGTTAGCGTTGTTTCGCTTAATGGTTGCGACTTACTGCGCGAGGCAGTCATCATTTTACTGCACTCGCTCGCTCTTACTATTAACTCCATTACTTAGCTTCTTTTAATTGTTGTAACTGTTCGGTAGTTACGTTGTAGACTGAAACTATTTTGTCTGCTGTTGTCTTACCGCTTCGCACTGCCTCGAGTGCATTTTCAAAACCACCCTCTTTAAAGTTTGCCTTTTCTTTAGGCTTTGATTGTTGCTCTCCACTTGCGTCCGTGTCCTTATCCGTTACTATTCCAAGGATTGCAGATAGTGCGTATCTACGTAGGTATGTAATCGCACTACCTAGTACTTGATAATCATTCATTCCTTTGAGTGAAACCCCTTGAGGTATGTCCGTTACGCTTTCCAACGTTTCACCTGTTTCGGTGTGGAATATAACTGTACGAATAGACTGCGCTTCGATTAACTGTGTAAAGCCTAAATTGTGCTTTGCTAGTATTGGGTTAATCACTTCAAAGATTGTCGGGAGGTCTGCGTAGCTATATCCATAGCCTTTAGTTCCTTTGTGTATCGTTGGGCATTCCTGTTGAAAAGCTGCTAACGACTTGTAAATGTTTGTTTTTTCCATTGTTTTATTTTTTGTTAAAAGTACTCTGTTACTCCGTAATCTATTTACGAATTGTGACGAACGGTTGTATAGATTGATGAGTGGCTAATTAGTTTTATTTACTAAATGCATCACACGATTCCTCACAGTCATTGAACGCGTCTAATTCTGTACCGTCATGCAGTACGCTTATTTGATAATTTGTATTAACGCTATCGTCAATCGCGTTTTGAATTTTAGGGTTTTTAGCCATTTCAAAAATATCGTCCACGCTTTTTGATTCTCTAAAAAATCTAACTGGCACATCAATTTTTTCTTGATCCTTCTCTGGTTTTACATATTGATCATAGTCTATTTCCATTTGCCTAAAGAAATCAAACTTTTCTGGTGTTTCCCTAGCAATCGTAACAAGTTTACGAAATGACTTTTTCCAGCAAGTTTTACAATTACCTTGATAACCTTTTAGATTTAAGCGAAACGGCATCTTATCCCAAAATGCGTTTACTATTGGCTTTGTAATGTCTGGTAGAATTAATGGGTAATAATGCTTCCCAATTCTGTCTATTTCATCCGAACGAATACCAATAGCAATATCGTATTTTGAAGGTTTCCAACAATTCGCGCTCATATATCTCCTAATCGTTTCCTCTTTCAATTCTCTAGTGCAAGACATATTTTGACGGTTCGGAATCCCGAATGTAGAAATATAATCTCTGAATGGATGGTTTTTCCATTTGTTTTTTATTTCAACTGGATCGTGTGAACGGTAAGCTGTTTTAAAATCTACCACTTTATAAGATAGCCTTTCATATTCTAACCATATAACCTCTACACCAAAATGTTTAGCGCATTGATCCACGAACGAAAGTGTTTCCTCGTTTTCTTCGCCTGTATTTGCAAATATAAATTTGTAATTGTAATTTGGTCTATTTAGTAATAGCCAATTCATCATATACGCTGATGTTTCTCCGCCACTAAAACTTACTAAAATGTCTTTTTTTTGCGTTCCTTCTTTTACTGCCATGTCCTTTTGTTTTCTGTAAAGATACGGCACTCACTCCGTAATCTATTCACTATTGTGACGAACGGTTGTATAGCTTGATGAGTGGTTAATCCTTCAAAGGATACACGCTGAAACTATACGCTTGTTCTTGTTGCGCGTTCCATCCTTGAGGGTAATCTTGCAAGTCCTTTACAAGCTGGATTATCTTTCGCTTAATATTTTCCCTCTCGTGTTTGTTTTTGTAGTACTCCCACCAAAGTTGCAACGTATACGGAACGTCGTTGTAGATTACACCTCTGTCCGTGTGTAACCTTTTTGGCAGTTCTGTTGCTTTTATGTATGCGCTTGCTTGCTCGAATGTCATGGGTATATCTGTCCTTTTGTGTCTTGTAGACAATAAGCCTCAAAACCGTTATTTATTAACTCTTCAATCCTGTACTTTTGCAAAGGCTTTAGCGTGTCGTTTTTCTCCTTACATTCAATCCATACACTTCTACCGTCCTTCATGCATAAAAGGTCAGGAAAGCCGTTCTGTGATAATTTTATAACGCTCAAAACTTTATAACCCTTTTGCTCCATTTGCTTTTTTATTTTGATCTGGAAAGTAGATGCCATACTCTTTTTTAAATATTGATGAAGTGAATGATTTCTTTTTTGTTACTTGTCGGTATATCTTCTGCTCAATCCCGCCCTCTGAAAATATCCAATATACCTTATTTTTTAAACGGTCTTTCGTTGTCATTCGGTCACGCCCTTGCCAGTAGGACGTAGCAGAAAAGTCAATATTGTAAAATACTAAATAATCTGCATTTTTAAGGCTTATTCCCTCGCGCCCCGATACTATTTGCAAAGCTATATTTTTATCGGTAGTATTAAACTCGCCGAGGTCAGTTGTTAAATTGTCCCCAAATACGTCCTTTAACGCTTGTAACTCTGCAACAAATTTATAAAAAATACCGATCTTTTTACCTTTGAATGTTTCGTGTATAAAGTCAGCTTTCGCGTGGTCTGTTACCATGCTGTCACCGTCCTCAAATTTAATCGTTCCGCTGTATAGTTGATGCAATTTTTGCATAAGTTTTACGGCTGTGTCTGCTACTATACTATTGTTCTTTCCTTGGATAACCAAATCCTTTTTAAGTCGTTCGCAAAGGCTGTACGTTATCGGATTCATTTTACAGGTTAATATTTGCTCATCTATCTGTGAGGTAAATCCAGCTTCCTTTTGCGTGAACGTAATCATATACGGCTCAATTATTGGCTTCACTAAGTCGTAGTTGCATTTACTGTAATCATTAACTAATCCGTGAGATAACTTCCTTTGTTTGACATTCACGTACTCTCGTGCCCATTTATAAAAGTTAGTCTCGGTAAATGGTGTGTATTTAGATACCCAAAATTGATGAAATATTTGCGAAAATGACTCTGGATGAGGTGTTCCGCTTAAAAAAATCATTGGTAAATGTGTATATTTTTCTTTGAATAGCTTCGCTCCTTTACTTGGTTTTGGAAACGCTCCAAAGCGGTGGTGTTCGTCGTGTATCACTAAATCAAAATTGCCGTTAATTGTGTGCATGGATTCGTCGTTTATTATAGTCATTTCATAGCTTGGTTGCATAGCTTTGTAGTCGCTTTTAATACTCCCTATCGCTTTCTTTTTTGTAAGGAATAGGACATTTTTTGCGCCTACTAGCTCCGCTATCATTAGCGAGGTAAACGTCTTACCTAAGCGCACCTCCATAGCTAAATAAACTATCCTTTTAGTTTTTAAGATAGTCGCACCTTTAACGGCTATCATTTCTTGATATGGCCTAGGTTTAAACATTTTCCTCTAATTTTTTTATGATTTTATAAATCATTTGTCGACTAACTCCCAGCAGTTCAGCAACCTTTGTACGGTTAAAATCAGGGTCATTGTTGTAAATCGCCTTAACTTTATCGAAATTATTTCGTGAATCTTTCATTGTTGACTTAATCTCGTCCGTTTCGCTCTTGTCTATTTTAATCTTTTTAGCATTATTGACGAAGTAGTGACTCAACTTCTCGGCTTTCAAAATGCTATCTTGGTCTGCTTTTTCCACATCTTGCCACCCTCTAAAGAATGACTTCATGACATTAATTAATAAGGCAAATCTAGGAACGTAGGACTTTTGTTTAGGATACATTGACTTCAAATATTGGTTTTCCTCGTCGTTGTTTTGCTTATCGGTTATGTCGTTAAATATACGTACCCATTCTTGTTTAGCTAGTTCTGTCAATTTTACTACGGTTGGAACTATTTCGCCATCCTTTCGCTCGCTTTTCTTTTTGACTTCAAAAAAGAATTTAGTGATTATTTCCTCATACCATTGTATAGCTGCATAATCCATTTCTGAATCGACATAATAGTCCGCTTTGGCGTTTGGGTAACTCATTAGGATACGGTCAACAAATCCGTTCTCTTTTGTTTCCTCGGTGTTGAGGTTGTTAAATATACTTGGTTGGATACCCCCCAACACTGGGATAAATGGTTTGTCTACAAATGAACCCGCCCGTGACATACGGTTTACGTTGACAGACTTGCCACTCCATGTAGATAGCCAAAATTCTAAGTCACTTCCAGCGCGATACTTATTCATATCTTTAAACCATCCCGCCAACTCATCTTTGAACACCCCCACGGCATTATCATTCTCTTGGTGCATATCCACCAACGCCTCTAGGGTAATATCATTTACAATAAACTGCGTCTTTTTTGGATTCTCAACTACGTAGTTCTCACCATACAAATCGTTCCGTTCCTTTTTAGTAAGCGATTCAAACTCGTCGAATTTCTTACGGTTCTCCAAGTATTGCTTTATCTGCTTTTTGTTAATCTTCTGCAGGGGGTAAATAATACGGTCTATTGATGGTGTCTTCCCTACTCCGGCCTGTCCTACTAATGACAGCCATAACACGCCCTTTTCGCGCCATCCTGTCTTTACTTCTATCTCAAAGCTATTCCCACAGATAACACTAATAAGCCAAAGCAACGAACACCCCATATAGTCTACGTTCATCTGTAACTTATCTGCGCACTCCTTAATGTAAAATTGGATTTCTTCGGGAAATACATCTATCGGAAACTCCGTATCTTCAACAATTGGTTTATCCTTAATAATAGGCTTTAATTCCTCGTGCTTTATACGATCTCCAAATCCTTGCTCGTATAGGTCTTTTGCACTTGCCGAAAAGTCTCCGTTGTGGTTCTTAATAGTGTACGCATGGTATGGACTTATAAGCGTCTCGTGTGGGTACTGTGTTCCCGTTGAGAATAGATAAAGGCAACCAGTATCTTTAAACACGTAGCCACTATGCGCGGCACTTGATCCGTGTCGTTTAATCAATGTATATTTTGACTTATAACCGCCTTTTGGAATATAAAAGTCATCAGGACAAACAATATCAATAATGTCTATCTGACTATTAAAGTCATCCCACGGTGTCACTCCGTCACTTTTATAGGTTGCTTTGGTTGCCTTTTTTATCGGCTCTGCTTTTGGTTCTTCATGGTTGTACGCCTTTGATATGTTCCAAAGTATTTCCCTATCCTCATCAGTCACGTATTGGATTTGGAAATAACTAAGGTCTGATTGCTTTGATTCGGGATAAACAAACACGTAACCGCCTCCGCCTCGTGTCTCAATAACCGCCTCTTTATGTCCTTTTAATACCGCTATCTTACTATTTCCAGTGACGCGTTTAGACTTGTACAAAATGTGATATCCGCCGCTTACTGTCTTGTAAATGGAAAACTTCTTATCAAAGTCGTATATTGATTCTTTGAGCGTTCCAATGTACTCACTCCAAAAATCAACTTTTTCAGAGGTGGTACTAAACACTTTTAAGTCCACGTC